TGTGGCCCGCCGCTTCGTGTCGAACGAGCCGCGCACTGGTGTCGACGCGGCGCTGGCTATCCTTACCCGGAACCCTACTATCTGGCGCATCCCCCTCAAGGGGGCAGAGGACGAAAATCAGGAGGAGCGGCGTCGGGTGGGGCGCATTGAGCGGACGCTCGAGGGCTTGGTCTATGATATGGACGAGCTATTCGGGATGCGCCTCCAGCCTTCGTTTTGGAAGCAGGTCGTCTGGATGGGTTTGATGCGGGGGATGATCTGGGGCAAGTTCCACATTACAACGGAAGCGTTGAAGTACCGGCACTCTCCGCTCATTCCAGAAATCTACGACTCGCGCCTGGTCTTCCCGCACATTGACGATTGGGGGTTAAATCAGGTCGTCATTGAAAAACCTACTAATCTAGGTAATCTGGTTGCGAGCTACCCCGGGGTGTATGGGGACTTCCTCGAGCGTAGTGACTATGATCCGCATACACCAGCACTGAAGATAGAGTTCTGGAGTAACGACAGAGGTGACCGTAAAGGTATGTCCGCTGTTCTCGCTTCGGTAGGTACGCCTACAGCAACGAGTGGGTTCACGGGTATGGTGATTGGGGATACGATGGGTAAGGACGCTCGTTGGCTCGTGCCTCCGTATCTACATGGTTACACCTACGAGGAACTTCCTGTTGTAGGCGTGGCGGTGAATGGTGCCCCTATTACTCATAAACCCGCTATCCTTTCGCCCCTGGAGGAACGCCTCCAAGAACGGGCCGATCTACTGTCGATGGAGTCGTTGGCGTGGCACGGCCCCGCTTCCTGGGTGGCTGAGCTGGGGCGCGGTATTCTGAGCGCTGTTGAGGAACAGGTGCCTCAGTACAACGAACTTATCGCTACCATCTTCCAACATTTGACGATAGAGACCTACCCTACGTGGATTTTTAAGACTCCTACTGGGGAACTACCGGAATTCGATCCGGGTATTGGGGCACAGGTCGCGCTGACGCCCCAGGAGTCGGTGGAGCGAATGGTTCCTACGCCCATTTCCCCGGATGCCTACCGTCTGATAGATATTCTTCAGGAGGAGAGGCAGAAGGGTATCCTTTCCAACATACTCCAGGCAGTGACGCCCAATCTAGCTAGTGGTGTCCTTCTCCAACAGATTTCGAATGCGGCTTTAAGCTCACTTGATCCCTACGCAGTAGGCCCCCAACAGTTTGGAACGCGCATGGGTACGTCTATCTTGGCACAGCTTCAGAAGGCGGCGCCTGTCATTGGCTCATTCGAACTCCAGGCCGCTACGCCTAAGAAGACTTGGTTCAACATTGAGTTCGATCCGGCCAAGGAGCTAGATGCAGGGCGCCACTACCGGCCGGTACCGGTGATGAAGCCCGCCTTGCCCGATGACCTGACTGTCCGTATGACGGCTGCGCGTATGGCTCTTGACCCGCGCCGGCCGATGCTGTCGCTGATGACTGTGATGGAGGACATCCTCTTCATCGACGACCCCACGGCTGAGGCTGACCGCATTTGGGAAGACCTCGCTCAGACCGACCCTCTTATCATCTTGGAGCAGATGGCTATGGCTCTCGAGCGTCATGGTGAGAAGGAGATGGCAGCTCGCATCCGCCAACAGGAATTCGCGGCGAAGTTTGTTGAGGAAGCGAAGATGCGCCAGCTTACAGGCAGCGCTCCTGGGCAGGAAAACCTGCCAGCTCCAGCACCTGGCGCCGGCCCGCTCAGCCTGTCGACAACTCGTACTGGAACGGAGAACCCTCAGCCAGAAGGCGCTCAGGGGCTTGGGGCGATGGGAGAGAGGACGACAGTTTAGATGACTCAGGGAAGTAGGTTGGCTGATCGTCTTGTCTCGAGGCTCTTTGGGACACCCCCCGAGCCAGAACCTGTCGAACAGCCTAAGCCGCCGATGTCGGTGAAGGCACGTTTAGATGACGCACGCAAGTCGCGTGCAACCTCCGCACGTAAGATGCGGCAACTAAGGATGTTTTAGCCATGTCACACGAACCAGGACACCCCGAAGAAGAAGACGGGAACTTAGGCAATCTTGCTAACCTAATAGTTTTCTGTCAGAACAATCGAGACGCGCCGGAGTGTGCTTTTATGGCTGATGTGGGTGGAGGTGCCGAAGATACGGCCGTCTCCCGCACGACTACAACCGCGCAGGATTCCTTTACGAAGGAGACGACCGACGAAATCATCCAGCAGACCCAGCGCGTGTTCTTTGCTGTACCCACGCCTGAAGAGTTTCTCAATGAGTTTGGCAATGCCTTTTCTGGCTTCATCGCCAACGCAGAGGAGGCTGGGCTAAGCGGGGGGGACATTAACCAGATGCGTGACCCTAGCTCGGGCTTCATGCAGCAGATGTTGGATGAGTATAGGGGAGAGCTTGCACAGATGGCTGCTAGGGGCGAAGACCCCTTCGAGTTGGCTGGATTGGGGGGAGAACAGGTACAGGTCGGTGAGCGCCCGGGCCAACGTGTTGAGACAGAGACGGAGCGGGTGTCTCGGTTGGAGACTGAGGCAGCTACTCGGGGAGGCTCTACGACGATTACGACCCCCTTGGGCACTACAGCAGGCGAGGGTGGGGAGGCACAGGAGCCTTCAGGGCCTCCTTCCACTAGGACTGTGACCGAGGGCGGTACGGAGACTGGTACGGCTGTGTCAACGGCTGATCGGACGCGCACCTTCGAAGAGACGGAGGAGATTGTCCAGCGCCCCAACATCACTCCGATCTTCAAGCTTTCTCCTACTACATTCTTCCTCCAGCGTTTCAACCCTGGCCCTGTTGAGGGAGAGACGCCAGAAGAGGGTAGAGAGCGGTTCCTTGGAAAGCTAGCAACAGAACTACGAGCGTCGGCACCACGGCAGCGCCCTAGAGGTGGTTCGGTAGCGGTGTCTGCGAGGAGAACATAGTATGGCTGAAGCAGGTTCCTTTCTTGCCAACGCGGCAGCTCGGCGTCGTACGCTAACGGCGGCCCGTGACGCTCTGCTTGACCGTCCTGGAACAGTGCGTCGGGGTGGGCCGCCACCTCCGACAGCACCCGCTCAGGATAAAACCAGCCCTCAACAGGACGCTCTGGCTAAGCGGCCGCAGCCGCCTGAGCAGGCGCAGCTCCCGGGTGAGCCCGCGCCGGCACCAGGACAACAGCCGCAGCCTGCGGGCGACCAACTCGGTCTTGACCCTGAGCAGCGTGCAGAGTTTCTGGGGCAGATTACATCCTTCCTCGATCAGATGAAGGCAGAGAGACGCGCAGAGTTACACCCCAGTGTGGGGCGCGTTCGCCGATTCTTCGGGAGCGGGTAAACAATGACCATTCGTTTCGGCGATGAGACTGTCGGAGAGGCACGCGAGCGCGAGCAGGTAGCTAGCGAACGCCAGCGCCGTCAGGTTGTTGTGCGACCAACACCGACGCCGCCACCTCCTCCCGCCGCGCCGACGCCGGCTCCTTTGCCGACGCCTATAGCTACTCCAACCCCTCCACCTGTGTCTGACAGCACCCCTGTGCGGGGTAAGGTCTACCAGGTAGAGAACGAGGGAGAGTTTGACGAGACTGTCTCTTTCTGGGAAGACCGCAACTTTGAAGTTGGCGACGAAATTCAGGGCACACTGCGGGACAGGTCGCGGCCGTACACGGTGCTTGAGAAGGCCCCCGTTGAGGGGACTCCTTTGTGGAACTATCGAGTGGAGCCGGCCGATGTCTTCCGGCCCTGGCAGCCCGACCCCGAGTTGCAAGAGGCTACGGCAGACGAGTTCGTCAAGTTCGTTGAGATATTCAATAGCGTCTCTACTCTCGAAGATCGCGTTCCTGGGGAGTTGAGAGAGCTCGTTCCTGTACAGCCTCCCCCTATTGTCGGTACCCCCGAGACTGTGACTGAGGGGTATGGAAACATCTTCCTCACCTACAAGAACCTCCAGCAGTATGCTAAGTTCATGGACAGGTACCATGCAGATGCAGTGCAGGGGATCAACGAGGCGCAGCGGGAGGCTTCTCCAGAAGCTCAGTTTCGGGCGGGTACGCTCAACCCCCTTGCGGCAGTTTCGTTGGCTCTGTCTCAGATTCAGGAGGAACACCCTGACAACTACTCGGAGTTTCTGTCCTCAGAAGCGGGGCTGAACGAGCTTTGGAACAGGGCGTCGACGCAGTTCCTGTCTGTTCCTCCGCCCGTGGTGACCCTTGACTTGAGACATCCGGGCGTGTTCGTGTCTGCGGTGGAAGAAGCCTATGTGCCTGATGTGCCCTTCCTCAAGGATGCACTTCAGAAGGCAACGGAGATCGGTCTCGACCCCATCTTTGTTGGTACGATGGCAGTCTTCCCTCTAGCGGCCGGAGCAAGTAAGACGAGGATGATGTTGCGACTGGCTGTAGAGATCGGTGCTGGAGAAGAAGCTGCTGAAGCTGTTGGTCTCCCGCCCATAGTTGGTGCCGTTGCAGGCCCTCTTGCTCTTGGCCCAGCGATACGGGGCTTCACCCGAGGGCTGTATAAGTCTGCACTCCAGAAGGCGCGGGTCAATCCCGTTGCGGGAGAGCCGGCAACAGAAGTGCTGCGTGCGAGCGGCGGTCTGCCTAACCCCCAGCGGGTGGTGGGGCCAAACGGGGAGACTATTGGAGAGGCAGTGGTGTCGCCAGCCGAGGCCCGTGCAGGTCGCCACACTTTGCAGGCGACTGGCCCCGAAGGAGCCGAACTAGGTAGACTTCAGTGGCGGACACCTGGGCACATTATGGATGTAGTGGTTCAGGCAGAAGGGCAGGGCCTTGGTACCTCCCTGATGGAGCGGGCGCTAGCGGACATCAGTGCGAGCGGAGCAAAGACAGCTACAGCGGACTTGAATACAGCGGCGGGGATAAGACTCTTCAACCGCTTTGGCGCCACCCTACGCAACTTGAAGGGGAGCACACTCTCACTCGACGACGCCCTCAAGGCAGTTGCTGAAGGTAAAGGGGTGACGGGCTCTATCGCTTTGGATAGTAGGCTGGCTGGGCAGCTCACCTATCAGCGTGCTCTGCGGAGTGTGCTAGCCCCAGAAGTAGCAGAGGCTGGGGCACGATTGCGGTTGCAAGTGAAACGATTGCGTCAGCAAGCGGCAGAACTTCGGACTCTCCCCGCCAGGGGTAGGCAGCGAGTGGCAAACGAACAGCAGGCTGCCATCCTAGAGGCGAAGGCGTCCTCATTGCTAGGTGAAGGCCCCCCACTGCCAATTACGCTCTCTCAATTCCCCGGAGGGCGTGGGGGGGGTGCTCTTCCGGCAGTCGCTGGTGGGGCTGACGGCGCTACTGTCCCGTTGCTGGAACAAGTCATCGAGGCGAACATCACCAGGCCGGCCGCTCAGGACTTCCTCAGGAAAGCGGCTGGTGCAATGGGGCACATCCCGGGAGTCCGCCAGCTTGTTCGTGCAATCAACATTAGCTCGATTGCAGACGACCCGATCATTCAGGGAGGCTTTGGCTACCAGGTCCTGAAGGACGTGGACGACGCTGCACGGGTGCTGAGTATGGCCGGCTTCAGGGGGAGCCGCGTGCCCTTCGTCCAGAACCACCTAGCGCAGATCTGGGTACCCAACGCTCCGGCCGCTTCCCGTCTCGAACGAGGCATTCAAATCCTTCCTCGAGCGGTGGGTAAGGGAGGCGAGTGGGTTGCCTTCGGAGACGTGTTCGAAAGTGTGCTACGGCAGGAGTCTAAGTATCTGAGTCGGCTGACCGATGACCAGGTGAGTTGGATGATACGGGCAGACTCTGTGCTGGGCTCCTACGTCCGTCAGGCAGAGCGGGCAATTGGAGAGACGATTTCCAAGCGTCCTGCCTGGTGGCCTCGTTTCGTCATCGACCCCAGCAAGAAGGCGTTTACTGTCGGCAGAGGCCCGAGCAAAGTCCCGTCGTTCTTCAGTCGTGTTGTTGAGAGCCAGCAGGAGGCCATCACAAACCTGGGCATCAGGTACCGTCCTGATGTGCTGGCTCAGATGGACAACGCTATCGCCGGCTTCCAGCGGGTGGGCCGAGACAAAGTGCTGTCGGACTGGCTCAAAAAGCAGGGCATCATCAAGTACGGAGAGACTTCTCTCATGCGGGTGCCCGCAAAGGGGGTAAGCCCCTTCGCTCGGGGGGTCATTCACCAGAGCGACCTCACCCAGCTCAATCAGCTCATTCGCTCTCCTAGCGTAGTCCATCCAGGCATCTCAGCAGCTACGGCTCCGTTTAGGGCATTTAACAACTTGGCCCGCCTTGTACTCACAGGTACTATCGACACTGGTTGGGGAGCCATTCAGCTTCAGACTCTTGCGGCTGTGAACCCCGCTCTTTGGGGTGAGGCGATGGGGCGAGGCTTCTACAATATGATAGTGGAGCCCAAGCAGGTATATCGCTTCTTGGCCAATAATAGGGGGGCTTCCCGTTACGCTACCTATGGCGGAAACGTTGGGCTGGAAACTGAGTTCTTTGAGGCAACACGTATGGGCCTGCCTCGATTGCCCGGGGCGGCACAGCCGGCTGTCGACCTAGCGACGTTCCCTCTCCGTACCTTCATCAACAGACTTCAGACAGGCTTTGAATCTACCCTGCTCTATAGTCGTGTCCTTGCCTTTGATTCTATGTACGAGGTGGCTACGACTGCTGGCAAAGGTACGGTGAACCGTGTTCTGGGCCGTGCGGCCGGCGCCCCCAAGGAGCTGGCTGGCAGGGAGTTCCATAACGAGATGTTTCGTCTAGCGCGGTTCGTGGACACTCTTGCGGGGCAGCCTAAACTAAGTGGCATCATTACTGGCTCGCAGGCACAGATTGAATCGGCCTTCGTCTGGTTCGCTACTCGCTACACACGGTCGGTATTCGGGACGATTGCTTATGCTTTTGGGAAGGGCTACACCCCCGCGCAGGCTAGGGCCGTCTTGGCTAAGATGATGTTGGGCGGTGCTGCTGCCTACGCCGGCCTGGCTGGTGCAGTAGGTAAGGCTCAGGGGAAGAGTGATGAGGAGATTCAAGCACAGATCATCCGTGGGCTGAACCCATTGAGTGGTAAAGAGTTCATGTCCCTAAAGATGGGGGATGCTTGGTTTGGTGGTGGTGGTGCTTACCGTTCCATGATGGCCTTCTTCGCTGGATTGGGCGACAAGAAGAATTGGGAGTTTGAGGAGTGGGAATCGAAACTGTGGGACAACCCCTTTGTAAAGGGGCTTCGCTCTCGTACTTCCCCCTTTACTGGTACCATGATGGATCAGCTCGAGGGAGAGGACTTCCTGGGGTATCCTGTCAATCTTAGCGACTTTG